GATTTTTAGAGTTATCAGAATCACATGGGCTTAGACGCCTATATAATTCTATAATTCTAAATACGAAACCAGGTTGGGTTAATGTCGTAGACAAACCCTACCTAGGTCGTTTATCGATCAAGAGAGAGGCAGCTGGAAAGATTAGAGTTTTTGCTATCGTTGATAGTTGGACTCAATCTCTTCTAAAACCACTCCACGATAAGGTATTTGAGCTTCTATCTAAGCTTCCTAATGATGGAACTTTTGATCAAGGTGCTAGTTTTGACAGGGCTAACCAGAAAGCGATTAAATATAATTGCTGTTACGGTTATGACTTGTCTGCTGCCACTGACCGATTACCAATGGTAATACAGGTTAAGATCTTAGGTTCTTTGATTGGAGAAGAATTAGCTAAGCTTTGAGCCGATTTATTAATTGGAAGAGATTATGTTTTGTTACATAATAAATCTACCAAGAAATTAATCGATTCAGATCTTACATTGAGATATGCCGTAGGACAACCTATGGGTGCATTATCATCGTGAGCAATGTTAGCATTAACTCACCATATGATTATGCAATACTGTAGTTGACTACTTAAGACAAAGAAATTTGTCTTAGATTATCATACTTGAGAAACTCGTTATGAGGTTCTAGGGGATGATATTGTCATATTTGATGCGGATCTAGCTAAAACTTATTTAGAAGTAATGTCCTTATTAGGAGTACCTATAAATGAGAAGAAAAGTGTTGTCGCTAAGAACATACCTGTTGTTGAATATGCAAAACGTCTATCCATTTTTGGAAAAGATTGTAGTGCATTATCATGAAAACAGTTTATGTCTTTAGACTCACTAAAAGGTCGATTAAGCCTTATAGTGTCATTAATTCAAAAGGATAAAAGTTTTTCTTTAAAACCTGTATCTGTTATCAGTACAGTTATGAAGAAAACTCCTTGAGATAGAAGAGTATCATATGATACTCTGGCTCTATTTGCATTATTAAATACTTACTTTACAAAAGTAGGTACTTTGATGCAAACCTTACATTTTATTGTAAGTAGTAGAGTTCATATCTATGCTCAGCAATTAATGTTCGACAACCTTAAACCTGGTTATCTGTTAGAACAGTTAGTTTTATATATTAAAACTGGAC